GCCACTTTCTTTGCGGCTTCTCTTCCGGGCTTGTCGTTGTCGAAAGAAATAACCACCGTATCAAACGATTCAAGGAATTCAAGATTTTCTTGAACGTCTTTGACTGCACCCTGCGCTCCATTCTTAATAGATACAACCGGCCATTTACTCCCCAGAAGTTCGTATGCCGCCATAGCATCACATTCACCTTCAGTGATCGTAATATATTTGCCACCCGTCTGTGCAATTTGCTGACCAAAAAGGCCAGTTCCTTTGGGTGAGCCTGTCCAAGTAAATGTTTTATTTTCTCTACGAATTTTAGTAGCGACTTCTTCATTGTTTATGTACGCAGGATAGTGGTGTTCGATGATCTTGCCCGACTCGTCTTTGACTGATCGGACGCCATATTTTTTTGCAGTCTCTAGCGAGATTAAACGATCTGTTAGTGCATGATAAAAGGTTTGGTTTTGAGAGAAGGGTGCGTTGTCATTAGTTCTTTTGAAGCTATTGAAGTCTGCCACATTGCCTCCCATTGCAGATTCATAATCTTTAAAAAAGGTTCCGCAACTAAAGCACTTTGCAGAACCGTTTTCGTTTACGGAGACAGGATCACTGCCCCCGCAATTTGGACAAGGTTTTTGATAGGCCACAAAGTCGCCCATGTTTATTCCTCCGTTTCATTGTCCTCGACAATAGCAAGATCTTCTAAATACTCTTGCATCTTCTGGTGCAATGCGACTGCCGCCGCTTGAGCAATAGTAAGATCAGCTTGAAAATTATCTATGCGCTTTTGGACAGTGGCTAAGAGTTGGAATGTTGCCTGACCTTCGCCAGACAACAACTCAACATCATAGGTTTTATCCTCGTGTGTATACCTCCACATTAGAACTCATCTCCATCATCGTCCTCAACATCGAACTCAGCGCCATCAGGACTAGCATACTCTACAAGATCTAAGACTTGCATAGCCTGAAAGTCGAGGCCCTTATATTGAGTACCGTTCCAAGTAGTCTCCCACTCTTTGTACTGCACCTTAACCTTTGAACCATTACCAACAGCTACGTTCATCGGTTGCTTGTGCTTGTCTAAAAGCTTTGGTGCTGAACGAATCATGCCGTTTGGCCCATTAACTTTACGCTTGATAAGAAGTGCTGGGCCTTCTTCCATATCCTTGACGGTGAAACCACGCGACCTAAAGTCATTAGCAATTTCTTCATCAACAACAAGGTTCACAGTGTACACCGGAGTATAGGTTGTATTCGGTGTAGTAACTGAAGCCCAATATGCAACGCCTTCAACAAGTGCCATAAATAAATCTCCTAAGATTTGTTAAATAGAAAGGTGATATAACGCGGTATACAACTACAAACATAATCTTCAGTCAAAGTAACTCCCTCCTTTTTTGACGTAAGATTAATCCAACTGAGCATATTCTTCATCGCCTCTGGTGATGGCAAGCCAGTACCAAGGCCCATCACAAAAGCACGGCAAAGAGCATCCTCAACATTAAAGACTTCATCATCCATTAATCATAATCTCCTGTAAGGATTGTCATCTTTACAAGATCTAATAAGAGATTAAACTTCTCCATCTCTACATCAGATACTACTCTTAAATCTTCTCCTGTATCAACAATAAGAATAAAAGGATATTTAATTTCGCCATCATTAGATTGATCCTTTAGCTTTGTAAGACCTTCTAAAACTTTATCATTAAGAGACTTAGATTTGTCTTTATTAAAATTACCTTGTATTACTTTCAACGATCACCTCCTGATCCTTGAATCACTCCACGCTCTGCACGACTCTGAAGCTTGGACAGATTATACTTGGCAACTTCAGAAAAGTCAACCCCATTATCTCTTAAAAGCATTGCAAGATTCCAGAGTACATCACCAGCCTCTGAAATTATATCATGCTTATCTATTTGTTTGTTATCTCCACGCAACATAGGCTTGATAAAAAGATCAGATAGTTCTGCTGACTCTACCATCAAAGATGCGATAGGATAAAACTTATCTTTATATAAAGCTGTTGTTCCTGCTCGTGCTTGATACTCATCGAATGTCATGTTAAACTCCAAATATATTCAATCACTCTCTAGCTCCTTTATTAACCAGCCTAAATAGACCTGTGCTTTTTTAAGATCTTCTGCGCCATTCTTGTATTCATACCTCCAAAGGTATTTCAAGCAGTTGCCCTTGAGATATCCTTTGAATTCTTGTGGGTGCATTGAAGCTCTAATAGCTTGTATGGCTTCAATGGCCCCCTTGTTATAATGATCTGGTTTATTTACTACATCATGTTTATCTTCTGGGTGATAAAGTTTGCCATAGACCGTGTTGCTCTTGGATACACGATCCCATTCTGCTGGGGGTACATTATCAATACTCATAGATATCCTCCGTCTTTGAGATACTGCCCGATTATAATACCAATAGAAAAGAAAGTCACGATAACTAATGCACTTAAATACTCAGGAGATGCTTTTATCAGCAACCAAGTTCTTTTCAACATAAAACCTCCATAGTTTTTCAATGGGATCTAAGCTGTCTGCGTTCATCACAAACCTTTCTCCATAGCCAAAGTCTTTTTTGTAAGCTTTTTCAAAGAAAGTTTTTCTGCCGATACAGCCATGTAGTTTTAAGATTTCAGGGTCATCAGTTGCGCCATAAAGAACTGCAACTTTAGCCGCAAAAGATTTTTCAGTGTCGAAGATTAAAGGGCCATCAGTGTGCGAGCTACACTTAACATCTACTGATGTTTCCCCTAGCCAAAAATCTATACCTCCATCAGATAAAACATTTACAACGGGCAGGGGTAAATTAAATAAACGAGCAAACAAAAACTCTGCCTTGAAAGCGAGTATATTATTTTTAGTTCTCGTGTCCATACCTTTTTTGTCCGTCATTCTTGGGACAATACCCTGCATTTCACAAAGCCTAACAGTATCCTGTCCCATCAGAATAGAGTCGTGGTGATCTTTGGCGGTTAGTTTGAAATACATCCTGCCCCCTTTGTCCACCGCATGGGCCTCCCTTTTTGTAGCCAATCAAAGAACTTAAACTCATAATATTTATTGTATGCTGTCACAGTATTAGTATCTTTAAACTCATCTGGCATACACTGAGGTGGGTCAATAAACCCAGAGCTTTCAATGTTTTGTGGAGCCTTGCTCGTAAAGAACTTTAACTTATCCCAGCTTTTATGGTTGTGCTTGAAGCGCCTTTCAAACTCTAGGCTGAGTGCTTCAAAGTGTTCGTATAACCATTCGTAATGTTCTTTACTTTGTCTAGCCCACACAGTGCTAGGATGGTTGACATGGGCCGCAAGATAAAACTTATCGTCGTGGTTATCCAGCACCCAGCGTTTAGCTTTACGGCCTGACTCAGTGCGGCCTTCGACAAGATTACCATCAAGATATCGGTGTGCCGTAGATAATATTTGTGCAGTCTCTAGTGGCATCTTGACAACGTGTTGGTCGCATAAACTTTCTGCGGCCTTGCGTGGACATTTACTGCGATAAAAGATATTCATTCTCAACCTCTTGTATACAATTAAACCATTGTTTAACATCGTAATAATTAGCTACCCAATCCCAACCACACTCTCCAAAAAGATCATTAGCTGATTCATAAGCGGCTTCCCAATCCCCATGATCGCCTATGTTGGCGAGCTTTCCTTCAGTCAACACAAAGTATTGTCTGTAAATACTCATATTAATCTCCATGATCTGACCAATGGTAATCAGCTTCGTCTATGTAATCACGAACAAGATCAAACATATAATCAATGTTGACCCAGCTAGTGATGTCAACTCCGTGCGATTTAACTGAAACAATTTCAACTAAGTTCTCCTCGTCACCATGATTTAAAAATTCTATTTGAACATCCGTTGTCATCCAAGGGCAGTCAAGCTCTGCTTCCATGACTTGATTGCCATACATACTAGCTGTTCCCATAGAGTCACCTATCCCCTTTCAAATAATATTTAAGAAGCAATTTCATTAATGCCATTTTCATTTCTTCTGGCTGTCTTGTCAAAACATATGTGCCGTCCTCGCGTCTGGTCACAAAATGATCGACAAACAAAGCCACATCACTGCCCATGAAACATCTCCTGATATTCAATCATACATTCAATTATATTTATGGCTTCTGTTTGTGCTTGCGCTTTGCCTTCAAAGTATCCGACAATATTTGCATCCTCACCAAACATTCTTTTATACTTTCTAGCGCCCATCAGAGAGTCAGCTTTAGAACCTCTGATATGTTTTCGCCAGTGGTGCATTAGTTCTATAGTATTCATAACCATAATAATCTCCTAAGAATGTGTGTAACCATCCGACTCTATAACTAACCACATACCATTCCACCGTACACAAACGGCACCTTCCCCCATAAATACTTCTTGAACACCACGCCTGAATTTTAAATAGCTTTCGTTTTCATTCCAGAACATCCACTTTCTTTTGAGTGATTCTTGCTGGGGTTTGGTAAGTCTCATGGCAATCTCCTAAAATAAAAACAACGCATAGTTACTACACTTCTTTAGCTCACCGTTCAATCCAATATAGATTGGCAACGAGCTACCCATATTAATCTTCATTTCTTTTTTATTCTTAGCGACCAGATACTCAACACTTTCGTCGGCTTTGAAATCTTTTAATCTTTTAACGTGTCGCCAAATAACCATACCGCCGCTGTTGTTTTTATAGGGGGTTACATAATACATATTACTTTCCTCTGTGGTTGTTGATCCATTCTTCAACGGTGTCGCTAGACTTTGCGGCATCGTCCCAGAATTTATTTAAGTCTTGCATAGACCATTCGCTTTGTTCTTTATGTAAGCAATCAAGAATAAAAGAACAATAGTCCTCGTCATTCATTGCTGACCTGACTAGCCTATGGGTATTAATTATTTTTTCTTGTCGCTGTTTCATACACTCACCAAACAAAAAGCGCCCCGAAGGACGCTATAGTTTTTAGTAGTAGCCTTCACGCACTCTATGAAGGACATTGAAGATCTCTGATGCAGAGAAGTTTAATTCTTTTAGCTCTTGCGCTAGTCCACTGTAATCTGGATTAGGCTTGAGATAAATATGAAACTGAACCAGAGATTCAACATCAACATTATCAGGCCGCGATACGGAATACATCAGAGTTCACCACACGGCGTACAACATCTTGCCGCTTAGTATTAACGGATGCGATATTGGCTTCTGATTTCTTTGTTGGTGCTGGAGCATGAGTAGACCAATCAGTTAATGTATTATATACAGCCCACTGATTCTGACCTAGCTTCTGAGAATACTCACCCCAAGCCTTGGCAAGATAAGTTAATGCGCTATTGAATCGCGGTAACTTATCAAACACTGCTGACCATGACACACCGCTCTCATGCACTGCGGCCTGTACAAGATCTAAACAGTTGGCGGCTTCAGCAAATACATACATAGCTTGCTTATCAGTAACAGATGTATTGAACATCTCTCGCCACAAGTCTCGCTCCCTGTCGAACACCTCAAGACACCGGACTATAACACGAGAAGCATGGTTGATGTCAAGGTTGATAGTATGACGCGCCTTGAAGATAGCCGCAGTACCATTAACAAAAACTTGCCCGTTCAAACAAGCCGCCTGTCTTGCCCCAGCCGACATAATAAACGGGAAGCTACTATCAAAGGATGTAGTACCAAGTAGCTCCAGTGTGGCTGTATCGCCGTCTGGCGTAGTATAATTATGATTAGGTAGTGTATACCGCACGAAGGTTCTAGACCCGCTGTGGCTCGTTGCAATAGTCTCAGTAATGCCTTCAGTATTGAGGGCGCTTCGCATAATAATTGCACGTTGTGCATCAATCAAAGTCTTTGGCGCTACCGGCTTATACTTTTGACCGTGAACACCAAGCTCTTGCATAGTATCTGTACGCACGACAGCAACCTTAGAAGAATGATGCCACTCACCGGCCTCATTAAAATACATCAACGGTACACTTGCCACATCAAAACCAGCATCACCATAATCTTTTTCAAAAAGACTAGTCGGACGAGTAGCAAAAATAGGCGTTACATTATTCATGGTTTTCTCCAAGTAGTTTAAGTTTTACCGCATCAAATAGTCGTAATGAACTTTAGAAACTTCAAAGCCATCAGACCACTTTGGACTCTTAGTAGATAAATAGTTACACCAAGTATCCCAAAGATTTTCAGTACCTATATTGTGACATATAGATATATACTTGTTTATCTTTTCATCTCTTTTATCTTGAGACTTCAAAGATTTTGGTAGCTTTAAAATCTTTTCATCAATACCATACAGCCTAATATTATGAAGGTCAATACAACCTACTAAGCCTGCTGATAATTGACAAACAAAACCAGCCTTCACCATACCAAGACCGTCAACACGAAGAAAG